CTATGATATAGCATCTGCCAGGATTACAATGGCATCGTTCTGCATTTTTTCCGTGTTAAACACATAACGGTCCATGGTGGTCTTGATGTCCTTGTGGCCCAGACGCTCCATGACGGTCTTTGGCTGGGCGCCATTCTCCGCCAACAACGTGCCGTGAGTATGACGTAGGCAATGACTGTGGAACAGAGGATTTCCCAATTCTTCATGAATGACCTTGGCACAGTACTTGAAAGAGTATGGCGTCAACAGCTCGCCGTTTTCTTTGGCGCTTATTGGCATTATTTCCTTGCCAACAATTTTGACGTTGGAAGGAGCCTGAAAGATTAAGCCATCGTCCATTTGATACGTCTTTGTAAAGTACTGGCCGTACCGGAGCATGTTCTTTTTGCGGTTATGGATTTCTGTTTTCAGAACTTTTTCATATTCCGGGAGTATTTTTATAGTCCGGACAGAATCATATTTTGGCGGCCGGTAATACCACTTTCCGCCCTCATTGGCAAGCTGGTGCTGGATGGTTATGGTGTGGCGCTCGAAATCTACGTCATGTAGCAAGTCAATGCCGTAAGCCTCTCCCAGGCGCGTGCCACAATGGTATCCGGTCATGAGTGGTATGTAAAAATTACTATCCGGTCCAAAACGCTCAATGATGGCCGCAAAGTCCTCTTTGACACAGATATATTCTGTGTGTGCCTTGGCCTCATCAGACATAACTATCTTCGGTATTCTGGCATAATCACAGGGGTTGTACTTGATGTATTTACAGGGATATACCGCATATCCCAGGGCTCCAGACAGGCAGGATAAGGTATTTTTAACCATGCTCCTGGAATAGCCTTGACGCTTCATTCCGTCAATCCATTTTTGGATAATATCGGTCTCCAATGATGCCAGCCGGTATTTTCCGAATGCCGGTTTTAGATGCACACGGATTTTCTTTTCATAATCCTTTTGTGTATTGTAACTGAGATTGGTTTTGACATAATTATCATACCAATAATCCAGATAATCAGATACGCTGATGTCCGAAGGGGTAAACCTGCGGCCAGCAGAGTCATATTCCGCCTTAGCTTGGGTGCCGGCAGTGATGGCCTCGGCCTTGGTGCGGTATCCACCATGGCTGATAGGGTTGCGTTTTCCGTTGATTTTAGCGCCTTCAAAGGACCATTCCCAGGTGGAGCCGCGTTTTCTTGTTCTTAGCTGTCCCATATATCATTCCTCCTCATGTTGATTTTGGGTAAAATTAATACGCCCCTTGCCAGGACGTTCCAGGAATGATATAATTCAGGTGTCTATGTTGGATTATCTTCCTGGATTCATCCGGTAAGAGAAAATCTATGTGAAAAGCTCTAGGAGTTGCAGCTCCTGGGGCTTTTTGCTATTTATGTTATTAATATTGCCAGTCCCCATGCCGTGCGTGAAGGAGACCGTTTTTAAAGGTTATTCTAATTTTTGATTCTGCATCTTGAGAGTACCATCTGACCTGCAAATAGTCGTAGGTTTGACTTCCAATCTGGCGGCGTTCGGCATTAGTAATTTCATGCTCTTTGCCAAGTATGGAGATAACTTGGTCATAAGTCATACCTTCTTGGAGCTGATTATATAGTTCTTCAGTTGCATATTTTCTGCCGTCAATGGTCATGTCTATATATTTTCCGGTTGAATCGTAAAGGCTGCCATCGGTTGCCACACCAGCCCATGAGGGCAGTGTACCACCATCATCAATCCAATACCATGTACCGTCTTCATCCTGAATCCATTCGTTTTCTGCATACTCCCCACTGTCTTTGACGTAAAACCACAGATCATCATAAGTATTGATGCCCCATTCGGTTTCATGGGTGTGCGTCCAGGTTCCGGCCAAGGCAGTGCTGCTCAATAGCATGGATATTGCAAGTGTGGCAATAATTAATTTGGTTTTTCTCATAGCAAACCCTCCTTAGTTCTGGCTATGCCAATATAAAAAAATTCTCCTATACAAAAAACTCTGGGAGTTCACTGCTCCAGGGTTTATTGCTTATTTATTCCGCTTTAGTTAATTTCATGGTGGTGGTTGTTCCCATAGCGGAAACATCATAACTGATTACGCCATCTTTGTAAGTAAATTCTTTCGTATCATCGCCGGATGCGAGTAGAGCGGAGCCAGTCTTATCTTTATCGTTTTCCGATGTCCATGAATATTCACTCACTGCGGATTCTGGGGCAACATAAGAACCGGCCCAGTATAATGACTTACTGCCCTTTGACATCCAATTAATTTCAATGTAATTATCAGTGATTATGGCCTCCTGGTAACTATCACCTGATTTTTCGGATGTCCATGTACCTGATAAGTCCGATGTAGCATCTGTCTTTCCACCACAGGCCATCAATGTAATGGTAGCCAGTGCAATTGCAAAAAAGTTTTCTTCATATACTCTTCCTCTTTTCTTTTATATATTAGACTATAAGCTCTCAAATTAATAACGTTCTTATTAAGAGCTTTTCTTTTAATCTTTTAATTTTCCAATCACTTTTCCCATGCAAACGACATTGTCATCACTGTGAATCGGTATATTTGGGTATTCATGGTTACGTGATATAAGTTCTTTGGAACCAAGTTCCTTGATAAAGGCACTTCCGTTTATAACGAATATGCCGATGTCCCCTACTTCCATTTCCATGGTCTGGCTCACCAATGCAATATCCCCGTCCATATAATCAGGCTCCATACTGTGGCCGCTTACATCCAGGGCGTAGTCTGCGCCTTGGTAATCTGGAATGTTAGGAATTTCTATATCATCTTCGGCTTCGTTTCCTAATATGAAAATTCCAGTTCCGGCAGACACACCGCCGCGGTAGTAAGGAATGACAAACAGGTCGCTGTTGCGGTGAGGCTGAAATTCTATAATGCCAACGTTGCAGATGCTTTCGGCGTCTGTATTTTGATACTCCGGTATTTTAGTTAGTAAGGCTATCTGCTCGAACGCCTTATCTTGTCCCACACTATTTAATGCCCTGAAGCTTTTAAACAACTGTCTTGCTCGTTCGTTATCATATAAATCAGATACGTTACGATGAAGACCGTCGAAAGCGTTGGCGGCTCTTTCCATCAATTTAGGCAATTCTTCTTTGATAGTCTCGCGTTCTTTTTTGGTTAGACTGTAATCATTATTCCGCAATTTAGCTAAGGCAGAATTGAAGGGGCAATCATCAGGCGTAGTAGGAAAGTTTAAAGAGCGCCGTTCCATGGGAACATCATAGCCCATGAGCCATGCTTCATTTACATTAAGTGCAGCACCTAAGACAAATAATTTATTCTGATTGGGCTCTGTTTTTCCAGAGCAGTATTGACTAATATCCGATTTATTCATTTTAACATCATACTTTTCACAGTACGGAATCGCTAAGTTCAGTATATCGACTTGACGAAGACCTCTTGTGTCCATTAGTTTTTTTAATCGAATTGCAGTGTTTTCTTCTTTCATAAATAGTACCGCCTTTCTGTTTTCTACTATAACATAAATTAAACAATAGTTCAACAAAAAAAACTAAAAAGTTAAATAAATCGAACCTTTGTATTGACAATGAAAAAAAGAGGTGTTATCATATGGGTAGTTCAAAATATTTAACTGAGAGGAGGTGATACACATGGCATTTGATTATAGTAAATTGCGGGGAAAAATTATAGAGCTTTTTGGAACGCAAGCTTGTTTTGCGGCTGCAATGGGTTGGTCAGAAAGAACGCTTTCACTAAAAATGAATGGCGTTAGGGCATGGAAACAGCCAGACATTTGCAAAGCAATGACCTTGCTCAATCTATCTGATAAAGATATTCCATCATTTTTTTTTAAACCAAAAGTTCAAAATATTGAACTTTTCGAGGAGGATACATAAAATGAATGAGATTAAAGTAACAGGAAAACAGGAGTTCATGGGATTGGATATCCCGGTAGTACTCGGAGGATTCGGCGAAGGTAAGAAGTGTATTTCGGATAAGACCATTGCGGAGATTCATGGAATGGAAACATGGAACGTCAGGGCGAGGATTACCGACAACATTAAGAGATTTAAGGAAAACGCTGATTACATTGACTTGAAGGAACGTCTTTGCGGGGCAAGGACGTTAGAAAGCGAAGGGGCTTGCGGGGCAAGCACGTTGGAGCTGCTCTTATCGTTGGGCTATGCAAAGCAGTCCATCACCCAGGCCGAGCACATCTACATATTATCAGAACGCGGCTATGCGAAGCTGATTAAGATAATGGATACGGACCTTGCCTGGGAAGTTCACGATAAACTGATGGACGAGTATTTCGAGCTCCGGGACGAAAAAGTAAAGATGGATAACCTGTCTCCAGAGCTCCGCCTTCTTATCAACATGGAAATGGAACAGAAGCGACAGGCGGCAGAACTGGCAGAAGTTAAGGAAGCCAACCAGAAAAATGCTGACCGGATAGAAAGCATCCGGGACGTAGTATCACTGGACACCACATCGTGGCGGGATGATACACGGAACTTAATTAATAAGATAGCTCAGGAGTTGGGTGGCGGGACAGCCTTTCAGCAGGTACGGGCAGAAAGTTACGAGCTCTTGGAAAAGCGAATGGGCGTAAGCCTGAAACAGCGCCTTACCAATAAACGCAGACGAATGGTGGACGAGGGCGTGTGTAAATCCAAGAGGGACAAGTTATCACAGGTGGATATCATAGCGGAGGATAAGAAACTGATTGAGGGTTATACCGCCATTGTAAAAGAAATGGCCATCAAATACGGGGTAGCGTAGGAACGGAGGTACATATCAACATGACATGCAAGACCTGCTGGCATAGCCAGTGCCCAGAACGGACACGGTGGTACCCATGCAGGAATTATGAGAGGAAGGAGGATATAGATAATGGTAGAACCATACAAACCGTTGTACACGGTGGAGGAAACAGCAACCGTACTTATGACGAACACGGATACCGTGTATAGCCTGATTAGAAAAGGGAGCCTGCGAGCATTAAAACTGGGGAGGATAAAGATTCGGGGAAGCGATTTGGAGCAATTCATTGAAGATTATCCAGTATTCCAAGGGGAGGGACAAGCCAATGACAAAAGTAACTGAGTTAGCCATCCGCGCTAGAGCAGCGGTCCAGTATCCCGGCTGGCGTGTGGATTTTGTAGGACCGGCCACCATAGCACTGACCCATGTCATGGGCAGGGAGCGGGTGATTGAGGTACGGCGACGCAAAAGGCGCCGGGACGGTCCCATAATGATGGCAGCTAAATGGATTGTGCCGGCGGTCATCTGGCTGTTGGGGATGTGGATGGTATCTATCGTGGTCATGGCGGTGGCCATGGGCGTTAGTCTGTGAGAGGAGGATATGAGGATGAAAACATATAAAGTGTTTTTAACAAGGAGTAGGGAAGCGTCCAGCCTTCTGGCAGATGCTCTTTGGGAACAGTATAAGCAGAATGAAGGATGTTCAAGTGGCTTTGGTTGTGCTGATAATGATGACCGGATTCCTGTATTGTATTACAACTGTGGTTATTTTTACGCGATGGTCGAGTATGAGAGTGAAAGACCAAAGTATGAGCTGATATTTGCATAGAAGGGAGGTGAGGAGAAATGTTTGGAGACATAAAGAGCATTGCGGAGCTGGCGGTCAGGGATTGGTGCCGTTCCATCGGACTGGACATGCATTATATCAAGCTGGGCATGGATGGCAACGAGGCCATGATAGAGGACGATATCGGCAACACGCTGCGGCTGGTATATGACAACGATACCAAGTCTGTCTATGTCAAAGAGTAAGGAGGTGGCAGCCATGGAGCCAGTGACATGCCGGAGCTGCCGGCGGCGGAATAAGTGTTCGGAGTACAGCCGAATGATGCTGTGCCGGTCATACAAAAAATGGACCCCAGACGGGTGGAGCCGTCCGAAGGTCCGGTAACTAAAATAATCTAATCACCCTTAGTATAAGGGGTGCAGAGCAGGAATGTCAATAGTAAAAGGAGGCACGCCGCATGAGCTATTATATCCGATGCCCTCATTGTGGGGCCTATCTTGACCCGGGGGAGAAATGCTCCTGCAGGGAAGAGAATACAACGGAAACCATGAATATGAAAACGGAGGAAAACGAAGATGACAAACATGAACATTAATATTACAGGACTTGATACAATCGCACAGGCAATCAATAACCTGGCGCAGGCGTTAGGAAAGGGAGGAGTGACTGCTTCCTTTAGTGAATCTACTCCTGCCGGCCCGCAGTCAACGCAGATGGCTGGGAACTATCAGAACCCAGGACCGGCAGCTTCGGGGCCACAGCAGTCAGGTCTTCCTGGAGCTACTACAGGACAGCCAGGCATGATGCAATACCAACAGCCCTTCACGGGACCGGCCGGACAGGGAGCACTGCCAACGACAGCCACCACACAATCCTATACCCAGGACCAGATAGCCATTGCACTGACTGGACTCATCGACCAGGGCAAGCGGGACTATGTGATGCAGATACTGGGACAGTTTGGCGCAATGTCCCTCATGCAAGTGCCTGTTGAACGGTATCCGGAACTTGTGACGCAGTTGAGAGGGGCAGGTGCAAACATCTAATGGCAGAAGAGAGGAAACACGCGTTGTTGTCGGCATCCAGTGCCAAACGGTGGATAAACTGCCCGCCATCTGCGAGACTGTCCGAAGCATTTCCAGAATCAACATCTGACTACGCGGAAGAAGGTACGCTGGCTCACGATATCTGTGAGTTGAAGCTGCGGAAATTGTTCATTGAGCCGGGGATGCCAGAAAAGACATTTAAAACTGCACACAATCAATTAAAGAAGCACGGGCAGTATGACCCTGAGATGGAGCGCTATACAGACGAATATGTGGACTACATACAGAAGATAGCCTACAGCTATCCGGTGCCGCCTAAGATTGTGATTGAAAAGGAAGTCCATTATGGGCATGTCGCCCGGGATGGCTACGGCTTCTCTGACTGTATCATTCTGAGCGGTACAGACTGCCATGTGGTGGATTTCAAGTATGGTAAGGGCATTACAGTCAGTGCGGAGGAAAATCCGCAGATGATGCTGTATGCGGTCGGGGCTATTGCTGAGTACGGAATCGTATTTCCTGTAGAACGGGTCATCCTGCATATTGTGCAGCCGCGGACAAAGAACTTCTCCCGCTGGGAGATTTCCGCCGGTCAGCTCCAAACCTGGTCAGAGCAGACCGTAAAGCCTGCAGCGGAACTGGCCTGGGAAGGCAAGGGGGATTTTAGGCAGGGCTCCTGGTGTGATGACTGCTTCTGTCCTGCCGCGGGAACCTGCCGGTTCCGGATGGAGGAAAACATGGCGGCCCTGCAGAAACATACGGACCCAATTACAGGGAAGATGATACCCGCAGAGCTCCTGACCAATGGTGAAATTGGCTCTATCCTTCCCTTTCTCGAATTCGCAGCACCCTGGATCAAGAAGGTCCGCGCGGCCGCCCTCGACAAACTGCTGGCGGATGAGGATGTTCCAGGGTGGAAACTGGTGGAGGGCAGGAGCAACCGGGAACTCCCTGACCCAGATAAGGCATATGCCGCACTGGTGGAGGCCGGATATAAGAAGGCCCTGTTTTACGAGCGGATTCCGGTAACTCTGACTGAGGCGGAGAAACTGATCAATAAGGATGACTTCAACACAATCCTTATGCCATTTATTGTGAAACCAAAAGGAAAACCCACGCTTGCACCTAAGGGGGACAAACGTCCGCCATACCAAAAAGACACTACCCCGCAGGAGGATTTCGGTGGGGAGAATCAATATAAGGAGGAAGAAAAAACATGTTAGTTGGAAGATTCAGGGCGAGTTACGCCCATGTGTTTGAGCCATCTACACCGCCAGGTGGTGGGGAGGCCAAGTATCAGATAACCATGCTCATCCCAAAATCCGATGTAAATACATACAATGCCGTTGTGGCGGAAATGAACCGGGCCCTGCAGGAAGGACTACAGAAAACGTTTGGCGGACAGATGCCGGCAAGACCCTCCATGCCCCTGTATGACGGTGACGGGACCAAACAGAACGGAGAGCCATGGGGAGAGGAGTGCCGGGGCCACTGGGTACTGCGTGCATCAAGCAGGACCAGGCCTTCCGTGGTGGATATCAACATCCAGCCAATTCTTGACCCAAATGCATTTTATTCCGGCTGCTATGCCCGGGCGACGGTCAATTTTTATCCTTACAATACAAATGGTAACCGTGGAGTGGGATGCGGACTTAACAACATACAGAAGATTGCCGACGGGGAACCCCTGTCCGGCAGGACGACAGCAGAAGAAGACTTCGGCGGGTCCAATGCGTATGCAGGTTCCGCGGCAGCCCCGAACGGGTATGGGCAGCCTGCGTATCAGCCACCGGCCTACCAGGCGCAGGCTTATCAGCAGCCAGCCGGCGGTTTTGGGGGCGCGCCGGCCAGCCCTCCCGGGATGATGCCGGGATATACGGCGGCACCCATAGGGTACGCCCCTCCTGCAGGCGGGGCGCCACAGCAACAGGCGATTGACCCGGTGACGGGAAGGCCGCTGCCAGCCGGGGGAGTGATGGGGATTTGAGGACCCTGAGTATTGACATAGAAACATATAGCAGTGTAGATATCCGAAAATCAGGGCTGTACAAATATGTACAGTCCCCTGATTTTGAAATCCTTCTGTTTGCCTATGCTTATGACGATAATCCGGTACAGGTTGTAGACCTGGCACAGGGGGAGAAAATCCCGTATTTCACGGTCATGGATCTGCACAGGCCCGAAGTCATGAAGACGGCATTCAATGCGGCATTTGAATATTACTGCCTCAGCAAGTTCTTTGAGACACACCTGGAGCAATGGCAATGCACCATGGTCCATGCATGGTACTGCGGATATGCAGGAGGGCTGGATGCCATCGGCAGGGCCATGGAATTTCCCGAAGACAAGCGTAAACTGTCCACAGGTAAGTCACTGATTAAATTTTTCTGTACCCCATGCGCCCGTACGAAACGGAACGGTGGGCGTACCAGGAATCTTCCGGGACATGCTCCGGATAAGTGGAAGCTGTTTAAGGAATACTGCGGACAGGATGTGGTGACCGAACGGGAAATTAAGAACCGGCTAGCGGAGTATCCAGTGCCTGCATTCGAGCATCAATTATGGGTGATTGACCAGGCGATTAATATCGGCGGAGTGGCTCTTGATACGGCCCTGATAAATGGAGCGCTGGCAATCAGTGCCCAAATGACAGAAGAACTGACTGAGAAAGCCCGGAATATCACGGGGCTGGATAACCCAAACAGTGTAGCACAGCTTAAACAATGGGTCATAAACAATGCAGCCGTGGAGATAGAGAGTCTGAACAAGCAGACGGTTGCTGACCTCCTGTCCCAGGAATCCGGAACCGATGACGTACAGGCTATGCTTCGGATACGTCAGGAGATGGCAAAGACCTCGGTGAAGAAGTACCAGGCCATGCAGGATGCGTTGTGTGATGACGGCCGGGTACGCGGGCTCCTGCAGTTCTATGGGGCCTGCCGTACAGGGAGATGGGCCGGAAGGCTTGTGCAGGTGCAGAATCTGCCACGAAACTATATTGACAGCCTGGATACGGCCAGAGCGCTTGTGCAGAAACAAAAAATAGATGCCCTCCGGGTTATATACGGGAATGTGCCTGACACGCTCTCACAGCTCATCCGGACGGCATTTATACCTGGAGACGGATACACCTTCGCCGTGGCTGATTTCTCGGCCATAGAGGCGCGTGTGATTGCCTGGCTGGCGGGAGAGGAATGGCGATTGGATGTGTTCCGGACACACGGGAAGATTTATGAAGCCTCGGCCAGTACCATGTTCGGGGTGCCGATAGAGAAAATAAAGAAAGGGAACCCGGAATACGCCCTGCGTAGTAAGGGAAAGGTCGCTGAGCTGGCCTTGGGATACCAAGGTGCGGCTGGTGCCCTTATCCAGATGGGCGCCCTGCGGATGGGCCTTCATGAAGATGAACTGCCGGACATCGTACAGAGGTGGCGGGCATCAAACAAACGGATTGTGGATTTGTGGTACAGCATAGAGCGGCATGCGGCGGAATGCGTGGAATATGGTGTGATATCATCCCTGCCGAACGGCATTTCCTTCTCGAGGGATACGGACCGGATGATGGTTACCCTACCAAGTGGCCGTAAGCTGTTCTACCTTAACCCCCAGATGATTCCGGACGAGAGGAATTACAAACGAATCTATTTCATGGGGCAGAATCAAAAGAGCCATAAATGGGATTTGCTCCCGACCTACGGCGGCAAACTCACGGAGAATATCGTACAGGCCGTGGCAAGAGACTGCCTGGCCAACGCCATGGTGAACCTGCATACGGCAGGGTACCGGATTAACTTCCATATCCATGACGAGGTGATACTGGAAATTCCCAAGGGCGGCAGGCAGAGTCTGGAGGAGGCAATAAGCCTCATGTGCAGGCCTCCGGCATGGGCTGAGGGGCTTCCTCTAAATGCGGATGGATTCACAGGAGATTATTACAAAAAGGAGTAGGCTTATGTTCGTGAATGACAGGAAAATCAGAATATCAGTAGGTACGAGCAGGAAAGCCACGTCCTGGCACCGGCAGGAGCTCCTGTGGTCGGATTTCGTCCAACGGATATCCCGGCCGGAACGCACGGGTGAAACCTTTGCGGAGTATAAAGGGCTTACAAAGGCGCGTCAGGATGAATTAAAGGATGTCGGAGGCTTTGTCGGCGGGGAACTGAACGGGGAGGCCCGCAGGAATGAGAACGCCGGTGACAGGCACCTGGTTACACTGGATGCGGACAACATCATCCCAGGAGGGACACAGGCAGTTCTGAATGCCGTGGAGGCACTGGGGTGTTCCTATGCTGTATATTCCACAAGGAAACATGAGGGCGCGGCCCCCAGGCTGCGCATCATCCTTCCGTTGGACGTGGCATGCACGGCGGATGAATATGAGCCTATAGCCCGGAAAGTAGCGGCTTTCCTGGGGATACAGATATTTGACCCGACCACGTTCGAGCCGGTCCGGCTCATGTACTGGCCAAGCTGCAGCGCGGACAGCGAGTATGTATTTCTTTATGGGGATAAGCCATTCCTGTCAAAGGACGGGGTTCTGAGGCTCTACCAAAACTGGCGCAACGTGGCGGAATGGCCTGAGGTACCGGGGGCCGCAAAGCTCCGCGACCGGTCGGCAAAGAAGCAGGGTAACCCGCTTGAAAAGCAGGGGGTGGTAGGCGCATTCTGCCAGACGTACGATGTGACGGAAGCCATCGCACAGTTTATACCGGATGCGTACATCCCCTGCGGGGAGGGCCGGTATACATACAGTGAGGGCTCAACCATGGGCGGCGCCGTATTATATGACGGCGGGAACTTCCTGTACAGCCACCATGCCACGGATCCGGCCAGCGGGAAACTCTGCAACGCGTTCGACCTGGTCCGCCTCCATAAATTCAACGAGGAGGATTATGACGCGAAACCGGAAACCCCAGTGACACAGCTGCCATCATTTAAGGCCATGTGTGAATTTGCCCTGCAGCAGGAGCCGGTATCCAAGGCAATGGCCCTGGAGCGGTACAGGAAGGCTCAGGAGGACTTTTCACAGCCGGTCCAAGGGGAGACAGAGGGAGTCCCGGATTTTGAATGGATGGGAGAGCTTAAGTGCAGCTCACGGACAGGGCAGCCCCTCAATACCATCGACAATGTCCTCATTATACTGAACCATGACCCAAAACTGAACGGGCGGTTCTGGCATGATGAGTTCGCGAACAGGGCGGTTGTTGGACAGGCCATGCCCTGGGAGGCGCCAAAGGACAATTACAAGCTGAGAGCCTGGGCGGACGAGGATGACTCAGGGCTCAGGCATTATATAGAGAAAGTATACGGGATAACCGGGAAAGAGAGGATATATGATGCAATGGCTGTATATGCGACAAACCATAAGCAGCATAAGATAAGGGAATATCTGACCGGGCTGGTCTGGGATGGTATTCCGCGTATTGATACTCTGCTGACTGATTATTTTGGGGCGGAGGACAGTACCTATACAAGGGATGCCATGCGCAAGACGCTGGCTGCCGCCGTTGCCAGGGCCATGGTGCCCGGGATTAAGTTTGATTGTATGCTGATACTGTCCGGCGCCCAAGGCGTAGGGAAAAGCACGTTCTTCCGATTCCTGGGCAAGGACTGGTACTCAGACAGCCTGGCAACCTTTGAAGGGAAGGACGCGGCGGAGCTGATCCAGGGATACTGGATTATAGAAGCCGGGGAACTGGCCGGTATGAATAAGTCAGAGATGAACACCGTCAAACAATTCATGAGTAAAACAGAAGATGTCTACAGGGAGCCGTACGGAAGGCGGACGAAGCCATTTCCGCGTTCCTGCATCATCGTAGGAACAACCAATGACAAAGAGTTTTTGAAAGACCAGACAGGCAACAGGCGGTTCTGGCCGATTGACCTTGGAAAAATCCCCAGCAGAAAAAATGTGTTTGAGCAGCTGCCAGGTGAAGTGGACCAGATTTGGGCGGAGGCCTTTATGAGATGGCAGTGCGGCGAGAAGCTGTTTCTGGAGGGAGCCGTGGCGGAGGAAGCGGTACGCCAGCAGGAGGAGCATAAGGAAAGCAATCCTAAGGAAGGGATCATCCGGGAGTTCCTGGGCAGGAAGATACCGGTAGACTGGAGCCGGAAGGACCTGGCAGCCAGGAGAGAGTTCTGGAACTTTGCGGGGCGGGATTATGATGAGAACCTGCTTTTGCCGCGTGACAGGGTGTGTGCAGCAGAGATATGGTGTGAATGCTTTTATGGGGATTTGAAGATGATGAAGAAGTCGGATGCCCATGAAATCAATAGCATACTATCCGGTCTGTCTGGATGGGAACGGAGCTCCGGAGCCATTCCATTTGGTCCATACTATGGAAAACAGAGGGGATATGTTCTAAGCCAGGAGACAAGATTAGATTGTTGCCCGGCAACATTCCAAAAATTGTAAAAGGCAACAATGGGAACAGGAGGCAACAATCCAATGTTGCTGTAAAAACCCTTGAAAATCAAGGGTTAAACCCTTAAGCAACAGTGGCAACATTCTTATATATAAAAATATAAAATAAAAGGTAATGTATATATAATACCCCTGCGCCCGCATACGCGTATATATATATATATAGAATGCTGTAGCCCGTTGTTGCCAAGGGGTAAAAAGGAGGCGTCAAAATGCTTGAAAAAGAACTTGAAAAGAAATTCACGGAAGCAGTCAAGAAGTGTGGTGGTATCGCATTCAAGTTTGTCTCCCCCGGTAATGCCGGCGTGCCGGACAGGCTGGTGATACTCCCCGGAGGCCGGATCGGGTTCGTGGAGCTTAAACAGGAGGGGAAGAAGGCAACAGTACTGCAGAGTAAAAGGATACATGCCCTAAGAGAACTGGGGTGCGCAGCTTGTGTGCTTGACCGGGAGCCGGATATAGGCAGGGCAATCATGTACATAGCGTCAGATGCAGGAAAGGATCCGGCCTGGCAGGACTGGAAACTGAAAGAATTTCTTGAAGAATCAAGAAAGCGGGAGCAGCCATGAAGTTTGTACCGCATGATTACCAGAGGTACTGCATCAACCGTATGATATCAGATCCTGCCCTGGGCCTGTTTCTTGACATGGGACTCGGTAAGACCGTGATTACCCTGACCGCGGTCAATGACCTTCGGTATAACCGTTTTGAGGTCGGGAAGTCATTAGTAATAGCGCCCAAGAAAGTGGCGGAGGATACCTGGACCCGAGAGGCCGGGAAATGGGACCATCTGAAACTGCTTCGGATTATCCCCGTGCTTGGCAGCAGAGAGAAGCGGATAAAGGCCCTTAATACCCCGGGAGATGTGTATGTGCTGAGCCGGGATAATGTGCAATGGCTTGTGGACCATTACCGCAACGCCTGGCCGTTTGACACGGTAATCATAGATGAGCTGTCCAGTTTCAAGAACCCGCAAGCCAAGCGTTTCAAGAGCCTGTGCCTGGTGAGGAACCACATACGCCGGATTTATGGGCTGACCGGTACACCGGCGCCAAACGGCCTTCTGGACCTGTGGTCCCAGATATACCTGCTTGACCAGGGACGGCGGCTGGGGACAAGGATAGGGCAGTACCGGGAAGAATATTTCTCGCCAGCATCCAGAAACCGGGATACCATCTTTTCATACGCGCCGCTTCCAGGGGCAGACCGGATTATCCAGCAGCGGATATCCGACATCTGCATCAGCCTGCAGGCAAAGGATTACCTGCAGCTTCCAGAGCGAATTGACAATGTAATACATGTGCGTCTTAATCCCAGGGAGCAGGCAGCATATGAGAAGTTTGAGCGTGAGATGCTTCTGGAAGTGGACGAGGCCACACTGGATGCTGGGTCAGCAGCGGTGCTTTCCGGTAAGCTCCTGCAGTTCTGTAATGGGGCCGTATATGACAGTGACAAGCATGCAGTGGAGGTCCATGGCGAGAAGCTGGAGGTATTCAAGGAGATTGTGGAAGGCAGCCAGGGGAAACCGATACTGGTATTCTACAACTTCCAGCATGACAAGTCCCGTATTATCAAGTGCCTTCCGAAGGGACTTAGGATAGCGGAGCTTAAGGGGCCGGGCGTAATCAGCCAGTGGAATGAGAGGAAGATAGATGTGCTCCTGGCGCATCCGGCCAGTGCCGCTTACGGACTCAACCTCCAGGCGGGTGGAAACATCATCGTATGGTTTGGCCTTAACTGGTCCCTGGAACTGTATCAACAGGCAAACGCCAGGCTGCACAGGCAGGGACAGACGGATAATGTTATTATCCACCACTTGATTGTATCCGGGGGGATGGATGAGGATGTCATGGCAGCGCTGCAGAATAAGCAGGTTACGCAGGATTCCCTGCTTGCGGCCCTTAAGGCAAGGATAGCAAAAGTGAAAGGGGAAACGTGATGGAGGAAGTTAAGAAAACAGGATTGACCTTTATAGATACCAGGCGGCTGGCCAATATATCCTACAAGGATATCAAAAATGGTTTTGTAGGCTTCGGCTATTACCTGAAAATCATCCGGGATGAAAAGCTGTGGCAGGGACAAGGTTATGACAGCTTTAACGAGTTTTTGGGTGATGAATACGGCAAGGACAAGTCTTGGGCGTCCAGGTGTATCAACCTGTATGATAAATTCGGAATCCCGGTAGAGCCAGGGGAACTGCCGAGGCTGGAAGATGCATATGAGTCGTACAATGTCAGCCAGCTGATAGAGATGATACCTATGCAGGAGGAGCTGCAGGAGCAGGTCACCCCGGATATGTCGGTTAAAGCCATCCGGGCACTGAAGCCGAAAAAAGAGAAAAAAGTTGCGACCGTCGCAACCCCGGAGCAAGAACCAGAGACCCGCCAGGAAGCCCAGCCGGAACCAGAGCCGGAACAACCCCACCCAGAGAAGTCCGGGAAGTGCATCCACCGGCCAGAATTTGACTGCACCCTGGAGGAGGCCCATAAGCTCATCCCGGGAACCGGGGAGGACTGCAGCCGGGTGTGCTGCTGGGAATGCGTCAAGCGCGGTGACTGTGAGTTGGAATGTTATAGTTCGCAGCGGCGCCCGGAGCATCTGGAACCCCCAAAGGCAGAGCCGGATTGTCTGCCGCTGGATACCGCGGATACGCACCGGGAGGAAACGGCCATCCCTTCCCAGGAGGAATGTGTTCTGGACTTCTATCAGCATCACATGTCCAAGCCGTGTGTGCAGGCCGTCAATGACGGGAACGTGAAACTGCTGAGGCAGGAGTTGATAATCAATCACGGAGAACCCCATAACAGCGGGTCAACGGAGTACGGCTTTTATCAATGCGGCCCGGAACGGATTCATTTCCAGGATAATATGTGCGAGACATTTCTGAGCTTGACCTGGGGCAAGTACGTAAAGGAATTACTCAGCCTCTTGGGAAGTGCTGAGGATGAGGCATCAGAACATGAAAACGATGTCCCTGGTATGCCGGAATCCCAGGATACCGTGATTGATGGTGAATTCACGGAGATTCCAGAAACGGAGGAGGACATCCGGGCCCCGGAGGAACCCATGACCGAGCTGCAGATTGCCCAGGATGAACTGGAGCGTGCCAAAAAGCTGCTTAATGATGGGCTAAAATGTGATGTGGATGAAAATGACATACATATCCGCCGGCTGAAAATAAAGGTTTGCGCCCTGGCCAGCTATGTGTGCGATTTGGATGACATCGTGAATCCGCCCAAGCCAGAACAGCCGGAGCTTCCCTTGCTGAAAAACAATGACCAACGGGCTGCCTTTGTGGATGCATATGAGACGTGGCCGTTATGGATTGAGACGAAACAGACCGGGGAACGGTACTACCGGTATGACCTGGAGGACGGCACCAGCATGGTGGTCAAGGTGTATCACGCAATGATATTCGATGGATATGCGCCAGGAAGCTATGAGGCCAAATATCATGATGGTTACGGCCGGCATGAGTACTATCTGCTGCGGGATGGGAAGTTCTTCCGGGATTGCGATACGAACCGGTCATTGCTGATTGAGAAACTGAAAGAGATTCAGAAGGTGAAAAAAGGCTGTAACCAGAATTAGGATTTCTGGGAGGCCGGAGGAAGGATGATAGTATGGGAAAAACAATAGTTGTTTGCAGTAATGATGATTGTGTTTACCGAGGAGATAACGGAGAGTGCGGGAAAGATATTATTTATCTGGACGATTTAGGCACATGTGAAGACAGTGAGTAAAATTAGCATTTCTGGGAGAACCGGAGAAAGGAGCCTGGATGGAAAGAGATTTTGAAAAAGACATCATAGAGCTGGATGCTGCAATAAAGTCCAACGCGGAACGGGATAATACTTTTACGTTGTCGGTACTGCAACGGGTGAAGGCAATCATGCTGCAACAGAAAGAAAAGCTGAAAGCCTATGAGGATACCGGCCTGACGCCAGGAGAAGTCCAATATTTAAAAGACAAAAGCGAGCCGAGAATGGTGGTGTGGACACCAGCATATCAATCATATTATTCAGCTGGTGATGAAGCAGAGTGCCTCTGTCCGGTATGCGATTCGGATGTGGTTGATGATGATTATTATTTTTGTCCAACTTGCGGCCAGGCATTGAAATATCATGATGAACCAGAAAATTAACATTTTGGAGAGGAGAATGACGGATGGAAAGAGAAATAACAACCAAGGATAATCTATGTGACACCTGCATATTATCATATCCAACATATGAGACCGATATTGAGTTTGGAGATGGCATTGGAGAGGATAATGTAATTGATTGCACGTACTACGTGCCAAAAAATTAACGTTTCTGGTAGAACCGGAGAAAGGATATTATGAAAAAGAGTATAGATTTTTTTTACAGAGTGGCAAAAGAAGCAGGATTCGCAGAAGATGAAGATGGAAACCCATCGGATTGTTATTTAAAAATTGGCTTTAACTTAAAAAAACCAGTCAGTGCCGAAAAGATTGAGGCTGAAAGAGAAAAAACGAAAGACGATGCCTTAAAAGCTGCTGCCGAGTTCCTGAACATAGATGTTTCACTATTAAGCATAGTCTCCGAGGAAGAATATCTCACAGAAACCGAAAAAGATTTACAAAACTGACATTTTGTAAAACAGAGAAAGGAAGGAAAATTATATGGGAACTATTTTAGATGCTTTTGCAAAAGAGGACAGAGTAGAAGTGACTTTTTCAGATTTCTATAGGCTTATGCAGGAGAGTACCAAGGCCGAGATTGTAATGAATGCAGTGAATTGTAATGTTCCGCACAAATACATACGTGAGATGGCCACAGGTAAGTCAGAGGCTCCAGGGCAGATACACGGGAGAGATATGGACCGAGTTGATTTGCCGCTTAAGCCACTTATGCATGATTAGGAGGCAGGCATGAGAAAGAAAGGCAGTAAGCAGTCCAAGGTCAGTCGCATAGACCGCAGCAAGGCCCTGGCCGCCCAAGCGGACGAAGCAATCAAGGAGCGCATCCGGACGGCGCCGGCCTACATGTACACCAGCCTGTGCCCGGTTCCGGAGCTGCGCCGGCCGTCGAAGGGAGTGATTGTACGTGGCATCAAGACCCGTGTACTATGACCTGTATGATTGTGGCCAATACGACGGCCGGTACAGAGCAGCGGAACTGATGGTAATGCTGGGCATCCGGCACCGGCAGCAGATAGAGCATTACAGTGATGTGGGTATCCTATACCAAAAGCGATATACCTTTGTCAGGGTGGAGGATGGGAACGCGCCAGAACTGGCCGATGAATGGGACAGGGTGACGCAAGTATTGAAGGGATGCGGGTACGATTTGGACAGAATACCGATTGTGGTATCTAGGGATAAGCGGAAGAGGAGGTGATGCCGGTGGACAAGAGCATTCTAGTGGTGTATGCAGATGCCAGGGCCAGGATAAAGATGGTGCGAGAACAGACAGAGAAGAAGCGCCGTAGGCTTGAGAAGCTGGAGCAGAAGGGAGTGCGGGTATCGGATTCCGTGTCGTGTGGAAAGAGGGGAAAGAAACCGCTGGGAACTGTGAGGATTACGGGATACCCAGTTCCTGAACATGACAGAGCCAAGAGGGAATATGAGAAGCAGTATGGCAATTTGATGCGGGAGGAACAAGAGCTTCTGGAACTTCAGACGCGGGTGGAGGAGTACATATCGGGTCTGGAGGATATCGAAATGCGCAATATCCTCACTCTATATTATGTGGAGGACATGACCTGGATACAGGTGGCGCACGGCATGAACCGGATATATCAGAGTAAAAATCGGTGTTACACAGATAGCAGTTGCAGGCAGAAACACGATAGATTTTTAGAAAAATTCTAAAAACGGCGGTTTTGGCGGTTTTTATGTGGTAGACTTTAAACTGGGAGTGGTGTAAAAGCTGCTTTCAATCCCCCACAAACGAGCAGTTGTCTGGTGAATGACCGGATGGCTGCTTTTGTTTTCAAAGAAAGAGAGGACTTTTATGAACGAGAAAAGCTGTATTACGATTAACTGCGGGTACTGTGGGAACGAGAATCAAGAAATCACCATCTATAATAAAAATGAACATGGAGAGTATTGGAAGCATCCGGACGGTACGTTGGTATGTTGTGCAAAAAAATCATACGTGCTCAATATGACAACACCATGGGGAAGTTTATTTGAATCAGATAAAATAGAATTAGGAGAATTCCCGCATAAATTCATAGCTCCTCCACACGTTTGGGCTACATCAGTCGGGAGTTCAGCATTTATAGAGCATTTGGCAGGAACAACAGAAAACCAATGGGGCTTTACCTATTTTGCACGTACTGCAGCTATGCAATCAACGTATAGCTTAGAACTATTGGCTATTGGACGTTGGAAATAACTCGCCTTAGCTTTATACAGAATCCTTTATTTTTCAGATTGACTTTTTCTTTTAGGACTCCAGGCTGTCATAGGCCTGGGGTCCTTTCCCATACTCCAAAACAAACAAAGAAAAGGCAGCCTAATCGGCCGCCTCATCCCTGCAGAGCTCATCCAGCGTGACGCCCAGAGCATCCGCCAGTTTGATTGCCGTTGATACCCTGCCGTCTCCCCGGGCCTCTAGGTCCTGGATGGTACGACGGGGAACGCCGGACAGTTCAACAAGTTTTGGGACAGATAACCCTTTTTCAGTTCGTATTTCCTTTAATCGCATCGTTTGTTCCTCCAGGAGCATATGACGTAGGTGATGGAGCAGAAAAGCCATGCAGCCCATTTAATCCAATCAAACAGGGTTGGTGCGGCAAATTCACCATTGAACCCTTCATAGAGGAAAAGTACAGTGAGTACTATCAATATTGTACGGTAAAGTTTCATGTTTATTTCAGCAAATGAATGTGGTATACTATATGTGAAGAAGGAAGGGGCCGAAGCCCCAAACCTTACTTTCGCTTTTTCTTAGACCTTTTGGATTTACTATCTCGTTTCGTCTTTACTATCAGGCAGATGGCGGTGACGATTGCAAGTAGTGCTTCTGAGAGGTCTTTGATTATCTCGCTGACCGATTCATTCAT